CGCAAGTGAATTCCCGCCCAGTATATTCTCTGTATTTACACCAAATGCAGAAGTCTGAGGCAGTGTCAGTTTCCCGCTCATTGTGTCGCCGGATTTTTTTACATATCGCAGATCAAAATCTGAATAGATATTGCCGGGGTTTATCACGCTGAAATAACTTCTCTCGCTATCAAGAAGGCAAATCAAAGGAATACCCTTAATGATATCATTCGCTACCAGCTCGGACTTGTTCCCCTTATAAAGTGGGAACGTACCAAGAACCTTTCCACCTAGTGTTAATTGAAGCGTCGCGGCGTTGGTATTGTTCTGAACGGGGAAAACGATAATCGGAGTTCGTAGCGTCCAGTCTGTACCTCCATTAACAAAAAACGTCGAGGGAAGTTCCAGCGTCAGTGCGTTTGCAGTGCCACCAGCAACACCCGCAATATAATGACCGCTCTGAAGCTGCGCTATCTGTACGAAATAGTTTTCCGAACCACGCGTGGCAAAGTTAGCTACAACGTCATTAAGGGACCAACCTTTCGCGGTTGTTCCTTCCTGCCCACGAATGACTCTCAACACATCACCGCTTACCGATACCAGGTGACAAATCTCAAATGCAGACTCTTTATTATCGGTAAGCGTAATTTTTGCATAGACGCGTTGCTCGTTCGATTTATTTTCAAAATCGGCAGAAAGCAATTTTGCAAATTTAGCCCCTGTACCGGGCATTACCGGAATATCAGTCTGAATCGTGGTGATATCACCAGCCAGTGCTGAAACAACGTTATTGCCGAATCCAAGAATCATTTTTGAATCACCGTTGTTGCATAGGAATAAATAAAAGGGAGTTTTACATATTTCTGGTCAATGGCATCTTTCAGAAAATAGCCTATACCATCACCATATTCTGGTATCTGAATAGAAAAAACACTGTCCGATACAGTCACGCTCACATCAAAAGTGTGCTGCAACGGCGGGTCTATTCCGTTTTTTCCATGAATGAACCGCGCCACACGGCGCTTTAACCAGTCAATGCAGAAATGCGAACCGTCAGCCTTATAAAAATTCCACGTTAATATTCGTTTGAAATAATCATCAGGTACATACGATGCCTGCCCCGGAACATAATTCCGCATTGCTGCATACGGGATCGTATTGTATTCAATGGTATCGTATGCGCCGCGTGCAATAGCCTCCTCGGAAACCTGTAGTAAAGGCCTTTCAACGCCATAAATCCCGAGTGCAATCCAGTCCAGCAATTGCCCGGTTATTGATTCCGATGTCCAGCATGGCAATGCCAGATTGTTGAGTGAATCGAGGTATTCCTGAGCAATTTCATTGTATGCATCAAAGAACGCAACAACATTCGGATCATCTCTGTACTGCACAAATGGATAAGCAGGGAGAATTTTCTCAGTCAGATATTGCATACTTGTTGACCTGAACCTGTGATGCCACCGTTGAAAAATAGGAATAGGTATCGCCATAAACCAGGCTTGTGTCTTTCGCCGGAAGAACAATATGGCCGTTAATACCAATGCTCACACTGATTGTTGAGATCAACGTCGCATCAACCAGCAACCTGACGGAACTGGTAAAAATATCCTGGATACGCAGAAGATTTATCGGGTGTCCGACTTCAATTGAATTGATGTAATCAGCAACGTTTTGCTGCACAGCCATAGCAATACCCGCCGGGTCAACATAATCATCAGACACCGTGTTCCAGGTGATTAGCACCATGACGTTTTGTGATGACGGGATAACGAACGGTACCTGATAAACGTCCGGCGAAACGGTTATTGAAACCGTGCGTTTTTCCACTGCCGCACCGGATGGATTGCTTACATCGTTGGTCAGTTTCGAAATATCCGGTACAGATTTGTAAATCGCATAAGCCACGTCATACGGATCACCGCCACCAACAACCGCAACCCATTTCCCCAGCGACGACTGCCGGAAAGAAATCAGGTTTTCGCGCACACCGCTTACTGATTTGAGCATCGCTTTAAAGCAATCCGGTGTTCCCTGCACACCAAACATGCCGGACTCCATGACTTCGGCGCGGTAAGATGCCCACGTCTGCGCCTCCTGACCTGGCATCCCTGCGGTAAGGTTCGTGCATTTTACAGGCTGGTCTTTGGGTACTGATGTAATAACCTGCGTCACGGTCCCTTCCGGTACAGCCCATGAGCCTGACGTTGTGGCCACACAGTAAACTGGCTCAGTCTGCCCACTTTCCGGCACCACCGTATCGCGGGAAACTGCATACTGGTAGTTACCGTCTCCAACCACAAATCCTTTAGGGATACCAAATCCCGGCAACGCCTCAAACACCACGTATACCGCCGTATTTGTACTTAATCCCTTCTGTGCTCCATAAATGTTTCCGAGTTGCATCAGTAACGGAATATTCGCGCCGTATGGGCTTACAGAGTTAATAAGGTCCACCCGCGCCTGGTCTATTAATGCCAGCGCCCCTACTGCCGTGCTGGCAAGGTCTGTAATAAGTCCTGCCGGAAGGTTGGCTGTATATCCAGGTACTTTTTCAGCAACTCTGGTGATAAGATTCGCGAGCAAATCATTGGGTGGCGTAGGCTGCGCACCCGCACTGGTCATAGTAATTGGTATTTCTGACATAGTTAATCTCAAGGATAAGTTATGAAGAAATTAATTTCATTGCTAATTGCATCCACTCTTTCATTTTCAGTATGCGCTCAAGAAGAAGACAATTATCATACCCGTCTAATAAGAGCTGCCTGCAACGATGCCATGCATAAATTACAGCTTCAATATGGTCGGCGTTTTATATGCCATACTGATAATTTTACTGCCGGAAATATGAATGCCGCATACTTATCTGATTCTGTTTATGGGAAATCGGGAATAATGTTAATGAAATTCGGTAATGTTTATTATGATAATCCCAGCCATCCAACCCATGACACATTACATTATTCCTACAATATACAAGACATGAATACGGCCATTTCTTTAATTGTCAATGGGGGCGGTTTAAACGATCAGCAAATAAATTATCAAATTTGTAAAAAAGCCATTACAGATACCAAGGAGAAAATAAAGAAAAACAATAAAGATTATCTAGACAAAAAGATAGATCATAAAACTTATGAGATAATGAATTCAGTTTTCAATGACTCGATAAAAAATTTTGAAAAATGTGTAGCTGAAAATAAGTAGTTGTTGGACTTTACAACCGCGCCCAATTGAGTATGATTGGGCGAATGAGGCGTCGAAACCTCTTTCACGCGGCCTAGACCAACCCCGTCAGTGTTGGATTTTTTATGCCTACAATTCAGTGATGGCACAATGTGCGGTCACATCCCCGATCAATGTCGGGAGGGCGACGAATACAACACCCGAAAGGGAAATAAGTCCGCGGTTTCGTGAAGCCGTTTCGAACCTCCTGGCACCACAATTTCGAAAAAATTTCACGAGGTTTCTATGACCAGCCAATTAATTCCCGTATTCAACGGCATTGTTTCAAACGAAACTACCCTTCTCTGCAACGCTCGCGATCTGCACACCTTTCTCGAAGTAGGTAAACGCTTTGCTACTTGGATCACCGAGCGAATCGGCGAGTATGAATTCATAGAAAATCAGGACTACATAGCTATTTCCCAAAAACGGGAAATAGGTCACGGACGAGGGAAAAAGGACTACCACCTCACCCTAGACACTGCCAAAGAGCTGGCAATGGTCGAGCGCAACGAAAAAAGCCGCCAAATCCGCCGATACTTTATCGAATGCGAGAAGAAGCTGCGCGAAGATACCACCAGCACACAATCCCCTCTGAATGTTGACATCATCATGCGCGTCAGAAACGGTTCTGTTACCCACATTGAGCACCACAAATCAGGCTCAGTTATAACCACAGAATGGGCAATTCACTTACTACGCAAAAGTGGATGGATTGTCATGCCACGCGATGAACTTCTTAACACGCCACTGGCCCAACTGATGCCCGAAAACTTGCCTCAAACCGGAACCTGCGTCCGGTAACTGGTCCCATTAAAAAACACAACATCGATGTTATAGGTGGGGTTCTCTGCCCCATCTACCTTTGAAATTGCCAGCGATGCAAAATACCCGGCAAACTGTTGCTGAACCATGTTCACATAGTAGTCCGGGTAAATTTGCTGCACGATGCACTGCTGCGCGGGAATACCGTAGTTCGCGTAAAACGGCGACTCCCCCAACCCCAGCTTTAACGTCTGAATGAGCGTCGTCAGCCAGCCGTAAGAAAAATCGCCGTTGGCGTCAGATTCTACGGCAACCCATTTTTTGTTGCCGTTCGCGTCGGTGACGCGGCCCCATGTTCTCATGCGTCAACCTTTCAAGTAAATTAGGGTACCGGTAACCAGAGCGGTACAAATGATCCACGCTACTGGAGTCAGAATATGCCGAATACCCCGACATACTGCGATTATTCTCGCAGCCTTATCAGCCCCTTGTGGGGTTGTCTCAGACTTAAGAATCAGTTCGCTATCCATTTAGAACCTTTATGATCTCTGCGATTCCCGGAAGAGATTTAGCAACAGCAAACCCTCCGATAACTATAAGAACTGCATAAAACATTCTTCTCAGAACCGGACTTCTTTCGAGCAATTTTAGAGCTTCCACAATCCAGTCTCCTCCGCTAAAATTAATCACGGAAGACCTCCAAACATACGTAATTATCCCTTGCCTTATTCAAGGTCAGAAACAGAAAACCCCGACTGGGCCAACAGTCGGGGTTTCGTTTTATGGGTAGTATTTAAAGTGAAATGAACCGGTATTAACCCGGATTTGGTTTCTTCGACGTGATCGTACTGCCACCGCTTTGAACACCAGTCACATCGTGACTGTGGCTGCTGGCGCTCACGCCGTTGATAACTGCATCTTTCTCGACCTTAAGAGGACCAATCAGCGAAGCGGTTGTATCCTTCATCTGGGCTTTGTCCTGGACGATTGGACCGTTGAGGTGAATTTTCCCGTTCAGGAAAATATCTTCGGCCTCAAGGTAAACAGCTTTCGACTTTTGCCTGATTTCTTCCGGTGCCACCGTTACCGAGCTACTGCCGTCCTCTGTTTTGAGGATCGCGCCATCCGGACCGTACAAAACGATTTTTTGCGGATCTTCGTCGGACCAGTCCTTGTTTGCCAGAGGCACGAAAAACAGTGGAGTGAGCGACATCGAGTAAGAGAGCGTCGCCATACCGGTTCCCAATCCGGACACACCGCGCAGGGATACATCAGCGGCAATTGTTACTCCTCGATCGCCCGGCTGTATCGGGTAACGAATATACGGGAATGTGGCGACAGGGATTGTTATCTGCGGAAAGTTGATCCCCTCTGGCAACATATCAAACTGAACGGTCACTATCTGCCCACTGACATCGACAACATGGCAGGGCAATTCACGGCCTTTAAGCTCGGCTTGCTGGTTGCCAGAACTGGTCATCATCTCCGACAGCGTTCGGAGAAACGGTAATTTTTGAGCGTTTGACATTACACCCTCGCCCAGTTCTCAGCATATGCCTCAAATACCGTCACCCAGGCATCGCCATCGGCTGTCAGATACGAACCAATGTGTCTGACTGATTTCACAAGAAATTTCCCGGTAAACGTGGTCGAATTTTTTGCGATAACGCTGGGTGCCGTTGTATTAGCCATCACAATCGACGCTGCGCCTGAATATAGCCCCTCCGGGAGTTCGATCACATCGCCGCATCGAATATCTCCCCGCAACGGGCATTTAAAACTGACGGTAAAAGGGGCTATCCAGGTAGGCTGACCGACAAGTTCATAAAGCTCAATTTTCTTCGGTTTTCCCCAGTCAGCTGATGCGTTGTCGTAAACCCGTACCCTGTCGGAAAGAATGCTAATACCAACACCACAGTATTTTTCGCTGCGAATCATGGCAATCGAAGCACTACGAAGGACCATCGCTAACGAGCCAATATCTTCGTAGGTTCCCTTCCACGGCTCAGGCAAAACGAGACTGTCACTGACGGTACAATCGATCAATTTATTCGGAAATGCCTTTTTTAAAGCACGGGATATAACATCTCCCAGTTTCTCACCTGTTCTACCATCAAATTCTAAGATGAAAGGTTTTCCATCATCGGTTTTACGTATGGTGGGGTTTATTACCAGATTTAATGTCTGGTTTGTGCCTATCCAGTTGGCGTAGGCAAAATAAATTTCGCCATAAATTACTTCCCCCTGTTGCAGTGGATTTGCCAAAGGTAATCCCTTAACAAATCCGGCCTTCATACGAACTAAACATCCCTGCAAATTCACGCTTTGCTCCAGCATGTCGATTGGCAGTCCGTAGATCGTCAACATCGTTCCCGCTCTGACTATATCCAGAGCGGTTACTTCAAAGTCAAATTCGACATGCAACCCACATCCTAGTGTTTCACTGGTATCAAAAGGTCCAATGGGCTTTCCATTCCGACATACAGGTGGCTTTCCAGTTTTAGGGTTAATAATTTCTAATCGATAATAATGCATTACGAAACCTCAAACTGATTCGTACTTTCGCGAAAAACAAGTTTCCCCGGTGAACAAGGCAGCGCCAGATTGATGTCGTAATTGTCAGGTGACGCGATCAACGGCATGTACACAATCACGTCGCCAGAACTGTCTTTCAGTTCCAGGTAGTAACGATTTGCATACAGATTAAACGGAACGCGGGCGAATGTTTCATATTCTCCGATTCTGGCCGTGAACTGAAACGGACCTCGCCCGTCCGGTTTGAAAGGAATTAACGTTGTCATAAGCCAATACCAAACTCCTGCACGACCTGGTTCTTAATACCTGACCACGATAGCGGCCCGTCTGACGGCATCCCTTTATCAAATTTATCCAGAACGCTCGCCAGCGTCTTTACTGTTTGTTCGACAGACGACAATGGTTGCTCAAACTCAATCTGCCAGGTGTGCTGCACTTGCTTGTTCTGCTCAGAGAAACCGGATGTATCGATAAACGACCGCATCAGGCAGCGCGTGTAGATAAACGAGGGAGTCAGAACGGTGTAGCAACCGCCATACTGGTTATGCATATCAAGCGCCATTTTCAGCGCCGTGAACGTCATTCCCTTCGTGGTGTAGCCACCGTCCTCCGTAGATGCCGGGCGGATCATCTGCATGACTACCCGGTTAGGCTTCCTGACGGTCGCATTCGCTGCCGTTACCTGGTTATAGAAATTCAGGTTGCAGATATCCTGCTGGACTAACGTTGTCCCCGCCATTGGCGTGAATGCTGCCATCGAGCGTGTACGAATCTCTCCATGCAGCAGACCGTTCGCGATGCTTAGTCCTTCGGTCAGAACAGCAATCGGCATCACCCCGCCAGGAATTTTCGACGCTATGCCATCAACTAAAAGAATGGGCGATACTTCAAACGCCAGTTTGAAAGCTTGTCCAAAGTAATTAAGTGACATGGTTTACCCCGGAATTTGTTGCATCCCAGCCAGTTGAGCCGAAATATCCGAACCTGGTTTTTGAAGAACCTCAAGCTGAATAAGGGCTCTCCCGCCTGGATTGCTGGCAAGTACCTGCTGAGCATTTCGTAATTTACCTTCAAGCATCGGCCTCTGCTCTCTCATAGCTGGTATCTGTGCCATGAGCTTAAGGAGATAGTCCACTGTTTCACTTTTGAGCCTCAGGGTATTATCTTTCCCTACAGCAACATTGCCTCCATTATACTGGGCCAGAACTTTTGCTATATCACCACCATAACGCTTCATGCTATCAGTAAGATATCTGGCAGCGGCATGCGTTGACTTAACTGGGTCAAAAACGTCATTTCCCTCTAATCCATAAGCTTTTGCTGTTTCTGGAATAAATTGAAATAAACCTTTCGCACCAGCTTTGCTGATTGCATTTGGATTCCATCCTGATTCTTTTTCGGCAATTGCCGCCATCATATTCTCAGGTAATAATGATTCCCGGTTTATCTTTCTTACGTAATCCTGCAACCCGTTTACTGTCGCTACTCCCGGAATGTCCATAGCGATTTCAGGCGTTCCCTGAACGGTATTTTTGCGCCCCAGATCGGTATCAATACCTATCCAGCGAAGCGCATCACCAACATTTCTCTTGGTGTAGTCCCATGATGAATTTGCCGAAGCAATGATATTCTCGTGATCTTTATACGCATAAGCACCATAAGCCATTGCCGCAGAGATCAACGGATGCCTCATCATCGCAGTTACAACCGCACTCGCCACTCCAGTGAAAGCCCCGCTTCCTCCGGCAATAACCGCTGCCCCAAAAAGCCAGGGATGCTCCGCCGCAAAACCAACAAATCCGCCAAGAGCCTTAGTGACCTTTGCAACATTTCCGGCAAAGTTATTCAGGTCGTTATTAAAATCCGGGCCATTAACGTACTTACCAAGTTTATCCAGCCCCGTTTCTACATCTGTCAGAATCCTTTTAAAGTTCTCACCGTTCATGAAATTCAGGGCAGCATTCGTGGTGCCATTAGAAATTCTGATTAAGGGATATGCATTCCCGGCCAGCGCCCCCTGAAATCCACTGGTAAGCCGATCCCAGTTATTTTCTAAGTTACTGGTAAGATTCTGATACTGACGTGTATGTCCAGATGTGAGCAACGAGTCATTCTGAGAAGCCCGCAATAAAAACTCTCTATTGAGTTCAGGTATTTTGTCCTGATATTTGACTAACTGGTTAGCAAAGCCAAAGTTAACCCAACCCAGCCCCCTCCCGTTTAACATCCCTTGAGTTAATCCTGTTCCCTCATACTCCTTTGCAAGAGCAGCAACTCTTTCTAACAACACAGGGAGATTTTCTGTTGCCCCTTTTTTAGGATTTATCCCTAACCCAATTAGCCCGTTGTAGGCAGGATGCTGAGTGTCATTCTGCGCGGCTGCCAGTGTATTGAGCAAATTACCAACACCGGAAAAATAAGGCGAATAAGTGCTTTCTGCCGCCTTTAACTCTCCTGGCGTTGCCTGCAATTCATCAGCATTTTTCTGTTTCTCTACAACATTACGAGCCATCATGCCAAAGCCAAACGGCCCGGCAACGCCCATAACCGCAAGTTTTGTCCCCCACGATACGGTGGTTTTAAACAGGTTGTTTAATCTCGAAGTGGTCGTCCGTAGCGTAGAATTGATCTGCTTGTAAGTTTTCAGCGTCTGTTTGGCGTTTTTACCCAGACTACTGAGATACTTATCAAACATCGTTTCGCCGCGACCTTTATAGTTGCTCACCAGCGAATCAGGTGTTTTTCCGCTACCGACAAAGCGCCCTTTTTCATCCCTTAAACGTCCATCGGTGGGAGCAGGTGAAGATGGTTTCCTGGGAGCCTGATTGGCTTCTCCGCCTGTGCTTGTCTGCCAGGAGCCACCTCCCGGACCTGTATTTGAAGGTATTTTAAGCGGCGTACCGGCAGGGCCAATCATCAGTCCGTTGCGATACTTTTCAAATATCGCCTCAAGCCGCCTGAGGTGTTCTTCATTAACATCCAGCGTCAGAACTGGCATCTGGTTACCAGCCATCACAATACTCCTGCGGGATTTTTGAATTTGAGCAGCTCACGAAACTGAGCTGCTGTTTTTACATTCAGACCGGAATCTGCACAGATGTCTCTGAATCCGGCTCCGGCTGAGTAGTCGAGGATGTCGCTGATGACGTGTTCGCCGTCGCGCCAGAACTGGCGGCTGATTTCAATGTCGGCAATGAAGCGATCCATTCCGTAAGATTCAATGACGAGCATTGAGTGCTCCATATTCCATTGACCACATCCATAGTCCCCTTCGCCTGCTCCGGTGAATTTATCGACGAGACGCATGTAAAAAAAACGAGTTCACCCGCAACATCATCCAGCTCAACGATTTCACGCTCCAGCGCCATATCAAGAGGGATTGTGTCGTAACCTTTGCCCTCCACCGGATAAACAAGGTTTGCCAGGCGAATTATTTCGTTCACCAGCGTATTACGAACTCCCTTATCATCGTCCCAGATACCGGAATCACGCGAGATCCGCTCCAGCATCAGAAAAGCAACGCGCGGCCCGGCAACGACGCCAAGACCTTCTGAAAAAATGGCAGAAAAAGTTTTACTCAGAATGAAGAAATGCTCTTTAAACACCTCTTTGCTGATCGGCGTGGCATGAATCCAGCCATTACCCTTTTCTGTCCGGACAGGAATAATCAGGTTTAAATTTCGCGCAATTTTCATACCAGATCCCACATTTCAGAGTTGATGTAATAGGTACCGGTAATGGTGATGACCACACCCGGCTCGCCCCCGGCGAAGGTCATATCCTGCACGTTGGTGATCGCCGTGTTATAGATATCGAAGTCACCGAATACCGTGCTGTCGCTATACACTTTTGCGTCGCCGATCGTGGCGTTTTTTTCCCATTGAGCCTTGAATTGTTTTCCCAGCGCCTGGCTACGCAGCAGATGAACACGCGCCTGTAAAATCATGTATGGCTGCGGCGACTGCACGGCTCCCGTCATAGCGGGTAAAAACTCCGTGATATTGCCCTGAAAGGACAATTCGACGCCTTCTTTTGCCAGAAATGAGGCGGACACATTCAGTTCGGAATGAGAGGTGAATTTAACGCTGGCGCGAACCCGGTTAAGGGTGCCAACGGGGATCATTGGATTAGGCACGGTTCAGTCCCTCACGAAAGCTGCATTGTCACATTGATGTTAAAAATGATTTCGACAAATCCGCGCATCGGCGTATAGGAGGCCGAAAGGCCCGCATAACGCCCGATACCGTAATCATTCGGATTAGTGTTGATATACTGGCGGAAAGGCACTGCATCGACGACAGGCTGACCGTTGACCAGGCCGTAAGATACGCCCGTATTGAACACCGCCTGTGCGACCTGCTGTAGACGGTCGATCCCGTCCTGGTTGTAGTAAAGCGGGTTAATTGGGTTATTGCTACCGTTGATCACCGTGTTGGCGAGCTGCATATCGACGTTAATCTGCACCCAGTCCACGGAATACCAGTACGTCATATCGTTACCGTCACTGGTAACGCCTTTCACCAGAATCGTGTTGGAAATTCCCCCCTCAGCCCCCGTGTCGACGTAGTTAATATTCTGCTTTGTCATCGTGACCAGAATTGAATTTTTGCCCTTGTGGGCGTTTACCGCCTGTAGATAGCGAAATGCCATCGGCGGCACCTTGTTGATTTCTGAAGGTGATGCGGAAACATAGTTCCACATTACGGCTGCTGCCGCGTTTGTCGCCGGGTACGTATCATCCGCCGTTGCAATAACCGACTTAATACCGGCATAAGGCGAAACGTAATTCGTGTCGTCCGGCGTTTTCGTCAGCACGAAAAAATACTGCATCGCTTCGTTGGCGGTGTGGAGTTTTGCCAGACTGATAAACTCTGCGTCACCATCCCACGGCTGCGGCACCAGATACGCATAAAAACGCAGGAGCGGATCTTCCATATAAGCTTTCAGTGCAGCGATTTCCTTACTGACTCCGCCTTTCTGTACTCCCAGCTCCAGCAGGTAAATCCCCACTGAATTTCCCTGGGCAAAAAACGTGTTTACTGCCGTCACCAGATTTTCACTGCCAACAATGGAAAACTGCCCCAGTGTCACTGGCGAACCGGAAAGCTGAGAATCAGCAATCGTCCAGGTCAGTGTTTTTTCATCCGTGACGGTAGCAGTATATTCGCCATTCCACGCGTCGGGCGAACACCCGGAAACAACAATTTTCACCTCAGAACTGTTTTCGCGTCGGATGTTGCTCCCTTCCGGAAGCGTCATCGTAACGGTGACGTTTGCCGCAGATTTTCCTGCGGCAGCCGCCGACAACGCAGCAATCGGATTTCTTACCAGATCGTTAATATCCTGATTACGGGTGAGTAATACAGGCTTTCCCGGCTCATGAGTCGTGGAGCCAAACGAGAGAACCGCAGACATCTGCTGCAAATTCGAGGGAATGGCCCCGATGGTCTGGGACACATTCACCGTGACGATATTAAACCCCATTATTTAACCTCATATTTACAAATAACTTTTTCAATCAACTGCCGGGATATTTTCCGGGCGGTGCTCTGGTAGTAATTCACGTCAAAATCGACAATCTTTTTCTTCGCCAGAGCGTTGATTTCAACCTGTCCCGACTTTGCGTCCTGAACCACCGGAATATTGGTTACACCAAACTTTTCCTCCTCCAGCGCCCTGTTCACCACCGAGTCGACAAGATCCAGCGCCATTTTGTTGCTGAATCCGTAAAGCGTCAGGCGAACCGAATCCTGGACGAGCTGAAACCGCTCACCGCCGAAAACAACGGGAGCCACCTGCAACGGAATACTGTTGCGAACATCCACCGCGATATACGGAGGACGAAGGTTCTGGGGTACCAGGTAAGACGGATACACGGTCGCGGCATCTTTCATTTGCAGCCAGATCGGGATGCTGTTGGAGATGATCTGCTCGTCGCTGATATCCTCCTCGCAGTCGATAATCTGGGAACGCATGGTTGGCAAAATCGCCATGCCGCGATAATGAAAAATACCCGACTGCTGATAACGGCTCTCCATTCGTGAAAAAGCGAACTGGACGCCTCCGTACTCACCGAGATAGATCGCATCGGGATTTTCCACATTAAAATCATCAACCTGCTGAACAGGCGTGAAAATAATGTTGTTCACATCCTTCGAGACAGACTCGTCCTGAATCGCAATAACCTGACGATGCAGGCTGCCTTTGATTTTCAGACGAGTTGGTGACTCAATATTCAGGCGACACAGTTCATCGCAACTGATGATTTCCGCATTAACCCAATAGACAAAGCCATCCAGCGGCAGAACCTGCCGGACATAGAGCCTGAACGTGATTTCCTGGTCTGACGAGATGGTTTCAACTGCGGATTTAAGAACGGACGAGAGCTGCGAACTGTGCTGTTCGGCTAATTCCTCAAGACTCGGCATTATTATCTATCCACGCTATAAAGCTGCCCTTAAACAGGCCGCCGTCTATGAATGACGGACGCCGCTCTCCGGTATATTTGTCCTTAAGCCTGGAGTTAACGCCCAGTAGCGCGGCCTGAGTTGGCACAGGGTTTCCGTTAATCGTCATCCCGGACATTTCCTCGGCTTCCAGAAAACGGTGAAAAATCCCGCGGGTATCGCCCATAACCTGCACAGGTGGCAACGGCACTTTATTTTTGAGATGGCGAATGAGCTGGAACGCAACCATCTCCCCTGCCTCCTGGATAATCTCGTCCTTATGCATTTCCCAGAAATGCGTAAAAATTTCGTATCGCTCCTCGAGGTCACAGGCCACGTCAAACGTGGTTTTTCCCGGTTCGTCGCCGTAGTCATACGGCTGGTCGATAACCCCAAAACAAAGTTTCATGGCGTGTAACCCCATACCGTGCCCATCTGCATCAGCACCGCAACAACCTGTCGTCCATACGGATCCTGCAACATCTGCAAATCCAGCAAAGACAGATTGCTCAGCGCGTCGCTGATAGTGATTGAGCCCGATGTTCCCTGGTCTGCTGCCGCGCTGACAAGCCCGGTAGCCAGCTTCCCAAGGTTGAGTTTTTTTCTCAGGTCGGCAAACCACGATCCTGGGGCGAAATTCAGGAGGAATGAGGCGGCAGCGTTATAAACCGTTCGCACATAGATGATGGGTAAACGCTCCAGCCCCTGATCGTGAGGGATTAGCTCCATCGCAGACTGAAAGCAACATTCCAGCGTCGGATCATCGTCAGCAATAGCATGAACCGGTACTTTCATATCGTCACGAACAAAGCGAATAAATCCCTCCAGTGACGGACGCAGGGTCATTATTTTTTAACCTTAATATTTCGCTTTGTGCTGGGCGGATTTTCCTGTTCGGTGTTGATCGCTTCTCCAGTGATTTCCATCTCAATACCGCCCGGTTGAGGTTTTTCACCACTCTGAATCACCGCCTGATCCACTGCGTTATTCAGCGATACGGCGCTGGCCGCGAGAATTTCCTCTGACATGGATTCCAGATTTTCCGTTTTCTGCTCCGCGCAATCTTCAATGCGGCCAACGCTCACAGGTTTATCAATGGAATAGCAGATACCGGAAAAATTCTTGTCCACTTTGTCACAACGCTGGAACCCGTAAGGTTCATGCTGCCGGATGATGTGATCGATAATATCGGACTGATTTTCGATCATATGCTGACGTCCGGACGGAATTGTCACACCGAACGACTGCGTTTTTTCGGGGAGTTTGTAGTTGAACGTGTGCGGCTGACGTGAGCAGTTAGCGATGTAGAGCTTCATAAATTTTTCCCACAAAAAAGGGGAGCTAAATGCTCCCCGCATTATCAGATTGAACGTTTATGCGTATTTGGCAGACAACAGGGTGATCCCCTCAGGGCGGAAGTTCCAGCCCGGCGTCGCGCGCATGGTATACAACGTGGTCAGGCCGCCATCCGGCATAGGGGACGGGATTTCCGTCGGCGCTGCCATGTCGCAGAACATCACGTTGACGGCCTGTTGGTTCGGTACCAGCGTGGAGAAAATATTGGTGTTAATGGCGTGACGCGCTTCCGGCACCTCAATCGTCGGGTTCGTAACGATGATCAGGTCATTACCACCAGCTCCCTTACCGATCAGCGTGTCGTCCTGGCAGAAAATGATGTCATCGCCTGTTGCCTTATCGGCGACGTCTTTAACCACCGTTCCCACCGTTCCGGTACCACCACCAGGACGCTGGTAACTGGTCAGCTCAACAATTCCTGTCCACTCCAGCGCCTTCATGAATCGCTGTGGGCTCAGAATAACAGTCGTTAATGGCTGCCCCAGCAGCAACATGCGGGTTTTCTGGTCAGCAATCAGGCCAAGCATAAATTTAGCCATCTCACCGGAATCCCAGGTGGTATATGAATCATTCCCTTTGCTGTCGTTGCCCAGATTCAGCGTCACTGCGTTCGGGGAGTTGGTGATCCCCTCGTTATTAGCTGCATTCACGCCATACAGCAGCATATTACGCAACATTTGAGCGTGTCCCTGACGGTTAGCCAGGCGCAGGCCTTCAATCAGAGAATAGCCCCAGCGATCTGCTGCATCAGTATCGAGATAGCTGTATTGCGAGCGGGAAGAAATTCGGTAAGTCATCATTCCGTCATAGCCGCCAGAGATACTGGAAGACGGTAACTGACCCGGCAGAGACTGGCTGACCTGCGCCTGCGAGGTCATGCGCAGATATTTCTGATAGACCATCAAATCACTGGAACTGATTTTTACCGCTGGAGCACCACCAGCCAGGACTTCAAACGCCCCGGAAGCCATGCTCTGTTGCACGATCATTTCCGGCAGCACCATTGACGGCGACACAATAGTAGTCGCAGGAGTAAATGCGCTCATTAATTAATATCCCCTTAAATTAAAAACAGGCCGCACGGTTTGCCGATTTCCCAGACAACGTTACCGCCATCCTCTTTTTTCACCGTCAGGTTTCCGTCAACTGAAACCATCAGCAGCTTAATATCCACTTTCGGATTAGCGCCGGGTGATCCCGAATAAACATCAACCATGTTTTTCGTCAGATCCCACACAAAACCACTGGCAGCAACGGTGTTATTTCCATCAGCCAGCGCAACAACTTCTGCACTGACAGGGAGAGGAATGCGGGCACCTGAGCCAACGCGGTAATAGTGAACAAAGCCACCCGCGAGATATAACGGCACCGGATTATCCGGCGTGGTAATGCCATGAAATGCCTGATTAAAGACAGTAAAGGCGTTACAGGCGTCCTTCGTGGCTTGTTTAATTACCGCGCCGTTAACGCTGTCTTTCGCGGGAGCAATGCACTCCATAACTCCAACGCCACCCCATACCGGTTCAGTGATTTTGCTGTCCAGTCGACCGGAGCAAAGTTGCAGACGAATTGCCGGATCATCCTGCGCATCCCCCTGCATCAGCCCACGGGATTCGACGTTAAAAAGGCCACCAAATGCTCCACGGTTTTTAAACGGATGAAAGTTAATATCAGCCATTGTTCAGGCTCCCTTGAGTGTTAATTTTTGCCAGACGACGCCCCGGAATTTTGAAAGCACTCAGCCAGACGTTCGGATCGCCCTGATATTCAGTAATGCGACGTCCGGCTTCATCGTTGCGGATACGTTTATGCAGTTGCCCCTGCGTACTCATCATTTCTTTTTCGATGGACTGACGGGCGGCACTGAAAATTGCGTCCTCAAGCACAGCCAGCGTTGCAGAATCCGCAATCGCGCGAATATTGACGTCCTTATGTGCCGGAGAGTGTTTCTGCATAGCGATTAGCGCACGCTTGCGGTAGTCCAGCGCATTTTCACCAGAAAACGGTGCTGGCGCGTTTTTACCGCAGGCACTGAATGCGGAGTCGGCTTTTGCCTGTGCTTCTGCCAGGGCAGAGTCATTGCGCTCTTTTTCTGCCTCCTCGTCAGCCTTACGCTGTTCTTCCGCTTCGGAATCAGCCTTTGCTTTCTCCTCAGCGTCTTTAGCTGCCGCCTCGTCAGCTTTGGCTTTTTCTTCCGCCTCCTTTGCCGCAGCTTCATCAGCTTTACGCTGTTCCTCTGCGGCTTCATCGGCTTTGGCCTTTTCTTCGGCCTCTTTTTTCGCCTGCTCTTCGGCATCCGCCCGCGCTTTGTCCCGCTGTTCCAGTGAGTCCATGCGCGTGACGACTCCATCGATTTTCTGATTAATGCCGCTCAGGGCATCATTCACCACCCCCTGTAACAGGGCCTGGAGTTCTTCTTTTTCCATCTCAATTTCACCTGTATTTGTCACTTCAACCCCTGCGGGGATCCGGTCTTTATCCCACACGCCCAACGAGCCGTGGTCTTTCGTCACCAGGGCGATGTGATCAACAAGGAAAGGAACGCCTTCGATTAAAAAATTGGTGTCACCTTCCTGTACTTCCACATTTCCTGATGTGCTGTTGAACACCACCGACGGGCTTGTCGAAACATCCCCCTCAGTGATTTCTTCAACAATGCTCTGGAGGTAAACGCGGCACACCGCCCATACCTCATCACCCCGGATATACGGCAGCATGACGCTACCGACGATCCGCGATTTAAAATCCTCCTCCGTCAGAACTGCGTCGTCAGGATGGTTTGTGATAACCGGAAGGCCATTGCATCGCCTTAAAAACTCCTCGTTCAGATAGAGCTTTGGATCACGCCAGACGTGCTCTTTCAGCCCGGCGCGATAGGCAAGCCCGGTTCCGGTTATGCGCAAATTCACCAGCCACATGTTGGAGAATTTCACCGGAGACGGTACGGTTCCGTCCCTGATGCGTTCTGCCACTTCAAGCTCGGTTAAACTCACGTTTGCCCTTCTCCGTTAAAAATTCGTCGGGTAGTTTCTGAGGGGCGTAGATCGGCAGTGCATCGCAACTGCAATAAACCTCCTCCCCGGCAGCAGTGATTTCGTCATAAAAACCATATACGGGCTTAATCAGCCCCTGCTCCAGCGCCCACGAATCGCGGAGGAGATAAATTTTCTCGTCGCGCTCTTTGTGGTCCTGTCGGTATTTGTAGCCCGGACGCCGCCAGTTAGAATGCCAGCGCAGAGCAATCGCACCACTCTGAACAGCCAGCAGATACTTAACGTTGCTCGCCAGCTTATGTCCCTGGTCAATTGCCACCCGGCGACTGATAAAATCCATATCCTTCACGGACTTCTGAAAACCGGACTTCACTTCCCGGCGATCAATTTCGCTCACCCCGTCAGGCGGAATGGACGTAACCCATCCCTGAAAACGCTGTATGGTTTTCTCGATAGCCTGTTCGCGGTTGAGTTTTATCAGGTTGGCACTGGCGAAAATTCGCCTGTCGAGTTCCTTGCGAAACTCAGGTTTCAGTTTTTCAACAGTGATTTTTTTAGGGCCGTCAGGAGGCTGATCCCGTAATGCCCCGCCGTCGATGACAAGACGGCTGTAGATAGCGGTGAGATGTTTTCTGGCTACGGTATCATCAGGGGTTTCTCGCTGAGCGGCTACACGGAGTTTCCGGCACCATTCGAGCAATGATTTTTCGCTATCCCACCCGTGATTTACGTAGTAGTTAACGGCATCCGTCAGAACCTCATACAGCGTCCTGATCCGTTTCTTCTTCCTCCCCGCCCGGCTGGAAATTGCCATCAGGCGTCTCCTGCTTCGGTGGTTCATAATTCGCCAGGGCGTCCACATCAATGATGAGTGGAGCTTCGCCATAGGTCTGCGTGGCATTAACAAGGCTTGCCAGCCATTCAGTGACGGCGGCACGGTTTTCAGGATCAACCTGTAGCGACACGGCAGAGAAAAGTGCTATCGCCTGTTGAATCACTTTACTGTCGCTTTCCCGGCGTTTGTCCGGCGACTCCTCCACCAGCTCCTGCCACGTCGCGGTAAACTCGCGCCGCCACTGGTAAAACGTGGTTTTATAGTCCTCGGTTATGATGTCCGGGTAATCATTTTTCAGCGACTGATAAAATTCCTCGTTCCAGGCGATGTACTGCACCAGGCGTTCGAAATAATCCATCACAGGTTCAATCTGCTGGCGTACACCATCGATATACTGGCTGATGGCTTTCGAGTCCTCGGTTCCTTCACCGAAACCATTCGAAAAAGCCTCCTCCTTGATGAGAATCGCGGGAACATCGCTACCTGATGCAATATCGGAAATAATGTTGTCGCGGGCGGCATTTAGCGCGCCATCGATGTTTTGTAAATTCAGCGAGGTAACGTCCTCATCCTTCCCGATACTAAGCACACCTTTATTTTTTGCCTCTTTGACATTTTCCCTTTTTCGTCCCGTGGCGGCAGCCATGATCCCGTCAAGTTTCGAACCGTTCTGCACAACTTTAGCTACCAGTACGCCCGCTTTCTGACTGACGAGATCATTCGCCTCCATCGTGTTGATATAGGATTTCAGGGAATAAAGAACGCGCTGAAACACGCTTCGCCCGGTGAATCCGAACGATGAACTCTGAAACTCCAGATAAATCGGTGTGCCGTTGAAAATTTTCAACGTGCGTGACGGATGCCAGTCTTTTCCGCCAATCTTTAGCTTTTTATTGGCTTCCTGGAAAAACGGACTGTTTGGGTTCTGGTCAGTCACCATCGAACCGGAAGCGTTCAACGGATCCCAAGCGTTGATATACACATCATCCTCAGTGAGCCCGAAAGTCGGTAGCGGATCCCGGCATGAAACACTGTCGGTACCCACGCCAATCGCTGCAGCACCGTAGCAACGAGAGAGAAAAAACAGATTTTTAATCTTCTCGTTCACCTTCATGCGCTCCCACACCTCCTGGAAACGCCGCACAACCCGTTCGTCAGGGTCGGTTTCCACGTTGTACTGACGCGGCTTACACATTGCCATCAGTATGGGTTTTTCGACAAGTTTCCCGCCCAGCGGGTGGTACTGCCACAGCAGTTTACACAATTCATAGCCAATGTCGGTTCCCGGCTGAATTTCTTCAGCCTCAAGAATATGCATCAGTGCTGAACCGAGGCCGCCAGTAATCTCGATCTCTGCCATCAAAAATATCCTGATTTTTACAACTCCGCGTAATTACCGTGCGCGATGATCAATCCATAGGTGTAACAATCGAAAAGGTCATCAGCACGTTTATGCGCGTCTTTATCCGCCAGGTGGAATCCGGCGATTTGTTTTATGAGGTGGTTTGCGGTGGTGCGCTTGAATGAAACGGTCTTGTCGTAAGCCTCCCGGACGATTTTGCACATCCCCTGATAGTGGTAGCTGGATGCCATCACCGCCCGTTCGTCTTTGCCCTTGCTGGTTAGTGCCGATTTAATCGGCGTCATATCCCAGCCTTCGGTTTCCGCCTTCTGGTTGAGGATTGCCCCCATCGCGGCGTCTTCCATAAAAACTCCCTGGCTGCCCAGACGCGGACGGCATAATTTCGCGAGGCGCTCGAGGTTGTCATAAACGCCGGGGATATATTCAGGAAGCAATGACGCTTTAATTTGCGTCACATCCCAGTCAATAATCGTCAGTTGTGGCTCGTCCGAATACGTTGACTCATAAGAGAAATACACCACGCCAGTACCATCATTTTCGGTCCCGCCTTTCAGCGCTGTATCCATCACTGCGAAAATCATGTCGCAGTACGGCGGCATCTCAATTGGTTGACCGTCCACCAGCAGCTTATCGACATCGAGTAACGCGTCTTTGGACCAGTCTACGAACTCTGCAAGATATTCCTGCTGCCAGACGCGCGGATCGGATTTCTTCTCCGTTTCCTCCAGTTCTTCTTTCGGAATATACGGATTCGATGAAGTTGGCGCATGGTGCATAACAAATCCCAGGGATTCATCGTGGCATATCGCGTAGAAAAAATTGCTCTCGTCGATACCGTTTGGTGTGGAAAATACCCACGCACAGCCGCGGTAATCGACAAGCGTCGGGCGTATCGCTCGGGGCCAGATTTCCTCGAGCATTTCCGGCGATTTAGTGAATGCGGCCTCATCAATCAGCACAGCGTGATATTTACGCCCACGCCCGGCCAGTTTGTTATTGTCCGTTACCCAAAAGTCGATGCGCCCCCCATTACGGAGAATGATGCGCTTTTCATTTTTTGACTGACTGAGGATCAGCGGTTGCAGAACGGCGCTAATTTCATCCCAGATTTCCTGGTACTGGCGGTATTGCGCGGTAAAAATCCCCACCCTACCCGCGATAAGTTGCCCGGTGGTAGGAACGGCAAATTTCCGCGTAGCGAAACTGGTAGCGATGTTCACCAGCATCACCGTTTTACCCCAGCGACGACCACAGCATACCGCGTGGAAGCGTTCCTCTATTGCCGCCGTCCATGCAGCTATTTGCCCCTCATGAGGTTTTGGGAGGTAAATTTCAATCGACATTATCCACTCCCGGCATCGGCAGAGAGTTGTGGATAATTATTTCGTTATTCTCACCACCCACGCCTTTTTTGAGGTTTTCAATCTCAGTGCGCAGCTTTTCGTTGCGAAGCCTCAGTCCTTCAAGCTCCAGATCATTGCGACTGTCAGTTGCACCACCAGCAGAACTTCCTTTCGTCGCCAGTATCAGCTTGATAAGTTCGCGCCGGGCGGCAGCCTTATCCTCCAGCAGGATCTCAACACCAAATTTCCCGAGCTTTGCCCCTGCATATAATTGTCGCGCATCCCCATCAAGCAGAGTGGTATCAGCCATATAAAGCTGTCCCGTTCCCTCACCGCAGCACTTCGGACAATCCGGATTAGGTATGGCGTTATCAACAAAGCCGAGGCCTCCATATTCCGGTTCGGGTTTGCCATCTCTGGAAGCCTGTGCCGCTGCGTTGTCGAATTCTGCTATATCGCGCCACTGGTAGAGATGATTCTCGCCCCAGCAATAACGACAGTTAACACGGCGAAATTGTGCCAACTGATTGGGGTCGGCCTGGACAATGGCCATCAACTGACTCACCAGTAAATCCAGGTCTGCGGTATAGCGTTTCTGGTACTGATTGCGGAAGTAGCTGATGGCACGATAAACCTTAGGATTTCTTAGGAGCTGGCTGGCGGTTACGTAGGCCGCATTCCCCTCTGACTCGTATCCTGCCAGGCGATATGCCTCAACGAGTTTTTTCCCCTGGGCAACCAGCATCGCAAACTTAGCCTGCTGGTCAGAAATGCCGAATTCATCGGGACAGAATGAAATTTCCTCTGCGTCGCCCTCATTCAGGCGCGCATCGGATACTGACTTTTTTATCTGAGATTTTCCGTTCCGCTTTTGCTCAGTCTGCGCAGATTTTTTCTGCGCACTTTTTTGCGCAGTTTTGCGCATTTCTGTCTGCGCATTTTTCGGAGTTTTTTTGATGTAACGACGGGCTGTTGCGTAATTCAGTCCCCTTGCTTCACACCATGCCACCGGAGATATACCGGAGCGGGTGTATTCAGCAATATATTCCTGCTGCAACGCCCCCCAGTCCGGTCTGCTCATCAGTTAATCCTGATTTTTATCCACCCTGAGTAGTTCGCGCAGGGCAAAGGCATCCTCTTTTCTGGCAAGCTTAAACAATGCCGCCCGTAGCTCGGCTTCACCTTTCGCTCTGCCCTTACGGATGGACGCATAAAAATTTGTCATTGCTTCCCGATTTTCTTTCAGTCGGTTCAGATCAACATCCAGAACGTCAGCGATTTGTTGTGCAGTCATCCGGCACGCTGCCAGAGACTCGACTTTCGAATACGGAATCATTTGTCACCCCCATTGATATGCAGGGTGTCTTCTTCCTGTATTTTTCGTGAAGGAATTTACTGCAGAGTTACTCCATGCCAGTCTTGTTGAATGGCTCAAAAAATAAGAGAATAATTCATAACATATATTGTAATTCAGGCTCGGTTATTTCGAATTGAATACTTGCATTAAAATCTGATAAAAAATTCGTCATAACAACAACATTCTCTTCTGCATGTGCCATAACCTGCCGTAACAACCCGGTAGTTTTTTTTATTGAATAAATTTCCGGTTTCTTCCACCATCGCACCGGCCAGGCGACTATGAGGGGACAACGCCGCGCTCCGTTAACGCAGTAAACCCCGGTGTGTATCGTTTTTGATTATCCCCGCACACTCGCGCAGAGGAGTCTCCCCGTAGGGCTGCGGTCTCTGTTAATGCGGAAATACGGCGACGATACAACGCATTGAAAAAACTATTTCAGGCACTGAGTACGGATATATTCCTGAAGCGTTCTCAATGCTGCCTGGTCGCTGATGATTCCGTCTCTGATACCGAGAACGTTTCGTCCAGCAACTGAAGAGAGTTCGACGCTGGCATCATTGCCCACGCGGGCGGTGGCGGTGGCTTCACGCACGGAGCCTGGACAGGTGGCGTTGATCCGCAGGCGCTTACGACCAGCGGTAACATCAGCACGCAAAGTTTCATTTTCAGCTCTCGCATCGGCTAATTCCCTCGAGTATTTTGCATCGAGCGCAGCAACATCACTCTGGCGCTGCTGCATATCAGTAATAGTGGCATTCGCCAGTTTCAGCTCACTGACTTTTTTATCGCGCTGCGCTTTGTAGGTGATGGCGTTATCGCGGTAATGGTTTGTTGCCAGACACAGCGCACCACAAACCAACAGCAGGGCAATAATGACCATATACAGAATGCGGTTCATATCACCACCAGCGAATCTGCCCAATCAGGTAGCCAACAGAGGCGATAAACATCACCAGCCAGAGCATGATGAATTTCCAGTTTGGTAATTGCTTAATCATTAGTCGCAACTCCCGAATCAATTTGCTAAAATCGACCACAGGTTCTCCCTTGCTCCTTTCAAGGCGTGAAAACTAAAAACCCCGGACTGTTCCCCCAGCCGGGGTTTTGTTTTTTTATTTACTGCCCTGGGTGCGGCATCTGGCTATTTCATTCCTGGCTTTACTGTCACCGCGACAGATACAACGCACCGTATCTCCGGTCAGCGTGGTAATGTAAGCCTCATCCTCTTTTTCTACCGGAATACATGGAATATCCCCGCCCCGGCAATACTCAATTTTTGCTACCAAGTGAGTGTCACGTGGATAGAACTCCAGACGATACATATCCCCCAGGACATGCACTTCCTCAACCTGGCGACCATCTTCAGTTACGGTAATTTTTTTCAGTGCGTACATACGTACCTCCGTTCTTTCGTTTTTTGAGCAATAAAAAAGCCGCTCATGGCGGCCCTGTATGTTTTGCAAGCTATCGCTTCAATTGAAAATGTGGGCCGTCTTTAAGCGTCCGCCAGTCCCCGCCCCATTCGATGGGGGTATTCAGCTCTTTCGCTGCCTGCTTAAATGCCTGCGCGATTTTCTCGTACAGAGGCCAGTTCCATGACACCTGGCTGCCCATGTAAGCAACAACATCCACCGCATCACCTGTCAGGTGGCGGCTGTTCATGGTCTGGCTCTTGCCTTCTGCAACCAGTTGTTTCTGGCGTTCTTTCGTGCGCAGACCTTCCGTAATACCGAAATCAACCTCCGTCAGCTCCAGCGCACGACGAACCACAGCAACCAGTTCTCGTTTAACGCCATCAAGATTATTTTCACTACGATAACTAAATTTTTCTGACATAATTAATCCACATATTAGATTTTCTCAATAAATAAAAATCTCCTTACACAGGGAAAATAAACACCATCAAAAAACAACTGACACTCATGACTCTCTATCTAATTCCATAGCCCAAATGTGATTTGGACTTGAAGATGTTTTTGCGCACAAATTAACTTTCGTATCTGAGAGGATGGCCGCCATTGCAGTTTTTCTGATTTCTCCACTTAAGAAATTATCCGGATAATCCCGTCCACCCGGAATATACCAAACACCTCCAGTATTACTTACCACATAGATCCCACGAGTATTTGTGTTTACATCAGCAATATATTTCTTCAGTTGCACTCCTGCCACAATATCTGCAGTGGTTTGATTACAAATATTCCTGAAGTGTTCACTTACACCAGCATATACCTGACCAGACAGAATGCCAGTCATCAAAACAAAAGCACCAATTATTTTCTTAGAGCTCATCTCTTTCTCCATGCACACCAATAAAATCATCTTCGCTCATGAAAAACGTTAACGCCAGCCTGCGTTTTAAGAGTTTTTTAAAATTCATCAAATCATATTTCGATAGCACATTTGTCGCTGAAATGCACACCCCTCCTTTAAATTCTTTATTATTCGGCACACACTGTTCAGGAGCAAATGTACTCCATGGCATTTCTCTCCAGGCTGGGAAATTGCTCGGAAACCCTGCAAGTTGATAGCCATCTTCATTAGGTGCAACCGTTAACCCTCGAAATAAATCTCCTCGATAATCCCTGTTTCGCTGCATTCCCCCTTCTATCGCACCAAAAGATACTCTATACCAGCCTATAATTTGTGATAAGGGAATCCCTCCTAATGCAGCAAATTCATTTTCACTGGGATATGGACTATACCGTCCTAACACACCATTCACATCAAATAAATTTGGTGCTGGTGCGACTACATATATGTAATATTCATTATAACTGCCAAGTATATTCTGCCCGATTAAATGAGCCTGTCTCAAAGTTGTAGTTGTAGATACATACCCATCGTTATATCTAGTGTTCCCCGTTACTGTTCCGCGAGCATGCTCATACAGATTGATGTTAATTGGCGTTCCGCGCTCATAAGCCTCCTGCTGCCCCCTTGGCAAAAGCCCTCCTGCACGTCTTATTTCATCAGGTGTTCTGGAGTCTGCTCTAAAGAAATCGTTTGCTGAAACAGAAAATGATATAAAAACAAAAAACAACAATACATGCTTAATCATTTTAATTTTTCACAACACCCTATCCATTTTAAAAAACATTATTAAAACTTATAACATAGGTGATTTTTTATAATCTATCTAAATCCAGCTATACAATGACGCGTTGTTTCAGCCAACCGTAGACAAATGACTGGTTGGCTTCTCGCTTCTCTGCCAGCTCCAGATAGAGTTCGCCCTGGGTACAGTTCAGCGCGGTCAGCATCACCAGTTCGCCATCTCTACCACGTTTTGACAGATAGGCGCGTAACGCATTAATGGTACGTGGGCCGATACGCCCGTCTGTGTCCATATCCGGGTACAACTTACCTTGCTGATTGAATACGTTCAGCCAGCGTTGAAGCATTTTGGTTGCAACTGACGGCCCCATGTTCACGCCCGTGTCGCACAACTCTGCAGCAATATCCGGCGACAGAGTTGCCACCTGGTCAAAACGTGGTCCGAACCAGTAATCCGCCTCGAGTATTTCCAGCGCCTGCCCGCGCGTCAGGTCACGCATATAGCCCTGATATCCGTGCGCGCGGGCGATTTTTTCAGTAATGCCCCATTTGGTCGGACCGCCTTTATCATCCGGGTGATTGACGTAACCGCCCTCTTTTCCCAGAACTTCGTCAAAAATTTCATCTTTCGACTTCATATCACCGCCTTCGTAATACAAGGATTTTTGAAACGTTACCGCGTGCGCGTATTACCAGCACGCAGAACAGCAGGTTAAAAAACACCACCAGCCAGTTACCGGGAATAATGGTGCCGCAGAGAAAGGCAAGCGGCGGAAGCGCATATACCGTCATCAGCAGCCAAGCCAGCCATGACATCAGCGGCTTATGTCTGGAGTCACGACGACGATAAAAAAAGAGCGTCAGCACTATAACCGTGCATGACGCCACATTCAGCAATCCGGGAAGGTTACTTAACATTGCCGCCTCCTCCGCCCCTCAGGCGGGAGAACAGGCCGGACACCAGTGATGCGATATCCTGCTGGTGGATGAACGACAGAATCTTTACCGACACCACCGATACCAGCACCGCACACAGCGCATCTGCCGATGTGCCGTCATAACCTGTTTTTGCCGCTATCCAGGCAGACAGCACACGCGCTCCCAGCACGCCGACAATGAACGACACCAGAAAATGCGCCGCCACCCGCCAGGCTGAAAGCGCCTGCGGCATCGTTGCCACAAATAACGCCCCGGCGAACGCACCAAACACAATCCCGAAATCCGTTCCGGTAAACAGCCCGAATACCGTCGCCCCGCCGAGCGCCGCTGCCGTACCGGAACCGGATAAGGGTTCAGACATAAATACCTCTCAAAATCAGCGTGATGGGAGTTTATACCAAGTTATAAAATTATGTGATTAAGTATCTTTTTGTGGTCCCATACAATAATCAGATGAACTACATGTGCTTAAAGAAATTAGTTCGTTAGTAGAGAAGGCCTTTTTAAACTCGGAATCACTCCACACATTCTCCTTATAATAGACCCTTATACTTTCACCAGTAGCATAATAATACTTAGCCATTTCCATCATGGCATCGAAACCTTGTTTATGAGATCCAAAGACATCCACCTTACACATATTGTGAATGGGAAGAGTCACATTATCACGCTTTATACCAATACAAAAAAACTGACTTTCCTTACCCCCGGATGTGTAAACTCCATATGATAAATTATTTATCTGAACATTACTAAAGTACTTATCATAATCACTCATTACGGCATGACTGGCACCAGATAACAATGAAAGAGCAATTAAGGAATATTTTATTTTCCGTTTCATAAAACCTCTTATATACGCTAATAAGTTAATCAACAAATAAAATAATAAACACATCATTTCAATAGCATTATTTTATTATTTCTTTTAACACACCTCTTGCATCATAAAACTCGGGTTCATAATAAGTGGCTCTTTTATTTAAACCATCTCTTCTGACTCCCTTCAGAGCAAAACAAGCACTGATCAGACTTCCAAATGCATTGATTCTTTCTCTAACTGACACAGTTGGTACAACTAATTGAGGTATAACACCTGGATTTACAAACGTGGATCCAGGAACATACCTGGCATTGGTGGTTCCTGGTCCATCAGATACTTGGCTGTTGAATCTGTCATAAGTCAACTCCACAGCCTCAACAATATTCTCACCAGGTATATGTTCCACCGCGACAATCTCGTTCTGCTCCCTCATCATTATCCGCTCAAATCCAGAGAAGGTTATACCGCGCTGGGTTAGATAATTGACTGACGGTTGAATAGGATAAAAAATATTATTTGCTCTGATACGGTAACGATATAACCTACCGTGAAATCCAGAACTTGAATAATATTGTCTGGCTATGTTATATGTTTCAATTAAACTGGTTGTGGTAGCAATAAATGCACTATCCCTACTCCCTGCCGCACATGAGTCCCCTCTTAAATGTTGCTGTAAGTTTCTGTTAAATCCATGGGATCTAAACCCATCACGAAATATTTCCTCTGGCGGGCGAGAATCCACTCTATAAACAAAATCCGTAGCATTCGCATACCATGAGAAAGAAATAAGAAATAATATAAACATTTTCAACACAATATTTCACCTCTTACTTAAAAATAATAACAACGCCTCCATCAAAATAAATGTAAGGAATGATTAAAAGTCAATCAGAGAGTTGCTGTCCTCCATGGTTAGCTGACATCTATTTACTCATTTAATTAATCAGAAACATACCACCATCACATCTCGCGCTAATTAAATAAGAAACACCATGTATCTAACAAAATATTAAAATTAATACGGTCTTTGTTTAACAGGAACAGCCAGAATGTGAAAATATAATCAGAAGTGTATACTACGGACGTATGAATAAAACAAAACCCGCTCGAAGGCGGGTTCTATTAAAGTTCATGCGCAGACTCACCTCGCGATACAGCTTTGCGAAGCGTAGCGAAATTGAAGCAGTTTGTGCGTAAAAAATCAAGCTATTTTTTGAGCAAGTGATTCTCGCATGGGAATGTATAGCGCATACTCAGCAACAGCCAACCAATTAGCAATTCGCTTTTCACATGTGCTAAAACACCACTCTGGGTGTGCATCATTCAGCAATTCAGCCATTTTGCGCTTAGTCATCCCCCGTCCTTCATACCGCTGCTGGAGGATACAAACCAACCCCGGATGATCTGCCAGCACTTCACTAATCACCCGATCAATGCATAGCGCCTCGGCATCAGTACAATGCACCAGCCAGCTCTTTTGCTTGCCATTGATAATTTCTCGCAAAAATGATTCCAGTTCAGGTTTCTCTATTCCCGCTTTTTTCATTCTGAACAGGGCTTCATTGATGGCTGTTTTCGTCAACTTTTTTGACGCCAGCAACTGATTGAACATATTCCCTGACCTACCGCCGCCAATGTACGACCAGCGCCCCCACATACGTAGTTTTCCCTGAATCCAGACACTTTCCAGCGTGTTGAGACGAAGGTGTTCTCCGCTTTTTCCTGTATTCGTTGGGTAAATCATAAATATCCCTCCTTTCTCCAGATTTCTTGTGTGCGAAAAACACCTTCTGCATGCATCAGGCGTAATTCTTCTTTGGTGTAATCGCTGTTTTTTACCCGCCCGTCGATTAAATCGTGGCACGAGCTACAGGCAATCGCTGCCTGCATATCGTGTGGCTTTATCGCTGTTCCGCACGTTCCCGCCAGTCGGTAATGCGCCAGCACAGACGTTTCCGGATCGTGATTGCAGTAGCCAGGAATTCTGACGGTGCACATCTGCCCCCGCGCCGCTTTACGTAAGTCCACCATTACGCAAACTCCAGCAGCTGCGCGGCCACATTTTCGACTTCCTCCGGAGAGGAAAATTTACGGAACAGAATCCAGTTCCACAGCACATTCAGTACAGATTTATAAACCTGCTGAAACTCGGTTTCGTCCATATTCGCAAACGAGATGGATTTCGCCCGACGCCCACGACTACCATCAGGATAAAAATGCTCGGTGTAAAATCCGGCCTGAATGGTTACCCACTCGCGGAAAGCGTCAAATGACTTGAGTAATGCCACATCCCGGGTTCTGCGAGTCGCAACGGTGTTAAGGTATTGCTCTGCGGCATCACTCAGGGCTGGCGTATGTTCCCGACCTACTGATTCGCACAGGTAATCAACGAAACCTGATACCAGTTTTCGTTCGCGAGGCGTGATCGCCCCACCGGCCGGAGTCCAGTAATCGAATCCCAGTTGCAGGAGTTTGAAAAAACGCTTATGGAATGCGTAGTTACGCACACGCTTAAAGTCTGCGTGTATCCACTCGCCTATTTTGATTTGATGCAGAAAATCGCAACTCTCCGGCGTCGCCGGGAGAAGTAAACCAGAAGAAGTTTGTTTGACCAGTTGTATATGCGCCATTGCTATCTCCAATGGCGCTGTAGGTTGCCAGTTGTTCAGGCTGGCTTACGAATTATAACTCATTCCCGAACCACCTTGAAACCGAGCCTTTCCAGGTATTCAATGAATGCCTCGATAGATAAAATTACATGATCATCAGGAATTAACGTTGCGTAGATAACTTCCCCATTCTCAACGCGCACAGCATAGAGGCCATTTTCACTAAAAATTTCACGCAATTCTTCGATTTTCATCAGCAGAATCCTTCCGGATAATTAGCACTCCCCTGTTTGGGGTCCATCCCTCTTCTCCCTGCGCGCTAACTAAGCAATATGATTCTATTTACTCCAAACGGCCCCTCAAGAACCACAACCAAAGGAGTACACAAAAAGCTAATCAACTACGCTGCACAACAAAAAACCCGCCGAAGCGGGTTAAGTGCGGGTGCGTTGAGGATGCCTGACACATCAGAGGTGGCGAGGGATTTCTCCCCCGCCTGGTCTCTTACTCCTCAGGTTCGTAAGCTGTGAAGACAGCGACCTCCGTCTGGCCGGTTCGGATTCGTACCTCGCAGAGGTCTTTCCTTGTTACCAGTGCCGTCACTATGACGGTTAAACAGATGACGATCAGGGCGATTAGCATCGCCTTTTGCTGCTTCATAGCCTGCTTCTCCTTGACCTTTCGGTCCGTAAGAGGCAATCTATATGTGACGAGCATATAGGGGCCTCACTTTGTACTGACCCCAAAAAGTTGGACAGTTAAACACGAGGCAGATAGCCTCAAGCACCCGCAGCAATTCTACTTAACTCTGCCGTTACAGCAAACCGTTTTCGCCCGATATGGGAATTCCCATATCGGAATGAATTCAGTTCACCTGGCGAGGCTTAGCGTACAATTTTTTCCGTTTTGTGAGCTGCCCCTACATGCCGCTGGCGCGGCATCCGGAAAAAGAATCCACGTCCTGAAGGACGTGGAGGATGTCAAGTGCCTTTCCTGGTCCAGCCATATTTTTTGAATGCAGGCGCCGCTTCATCGGTTTGTAGCCATTCTGCAAATCGACGGGTTTCATCATTTGCATCCTGACGTACTGTAATGTTCATATCACGCCATATCACGTAGTCTGGCGCTATTTCCACGACATCACCAATTTCTGGATTACTGGCTGCCCAGTCAGCCCAGGTTATCCAGACATCTGCTTCAGGCTGATTCTCAAGAGCCTTACGTGCAGTTCCGCTGTTGGGCGCATATAAAATAATATTTTTTCGGATTGCGGCGACAGTTTCTATATTCCCTTTACGTCCGGCAATATCTTCCCAGACGCCAGTGCCTGATGTATTACTGGTACCACCACCATCATTAACAATTACGCCAATCCCGGGTCTGGTCAGGTCGTCAATACTCCGGATATTTTTAGGATTACCTTTCTTTACCAATAAAATACTTTTTCGCAGATAAAGAGGCTGAATATCTTTTTCACTGAAGCTGTCTTTATGGTCCCGAATGATAGCCAGAGCAGATTGTTCTGATGCGCCAAACAAGATATCTGCATTTTTTTTGGCATCTTCATTCCATTTGTTCTGTGGGCCGTAATGAACGTTCACTATAATACCTGTTTTTTCGGCATAAAGTTTGGCTGCATCAAGCAAGGCTGTATGCGGGCCACCAGGACCATACAGATTGATATCAGCATAAGCAGCAGAAGACAGGAATATTAAAAAACCTGCCATTATGTTCCTCATAAAAAACTCCTTTTATTGGTTATCATGAAATAAAGTTATAAACACTACAAATAATATATATTACATCCAGATAAACTTATCCGACTTTACCTCGTGCATAGTTTGTTATTTAAAGTTAACAAAATAAGGAAAATTATACGCATATTGAAGAGTATAAACCTTACATGTTGATTACATTTTTGTAATCAACATCCTGTTTGGAATAGCCAGCCTTTAATGGATAACTATTTCTGACAATGCAATGAGTATAATCAAGTCCATCTTCCACTGAGAATTAGAGGCGGCATGCTTTTTCCGGCTCTTGCCGGATATCCGTAATTGTCCATAATCTGCAGATTTATACCTTCAGCATGACCTGTCAGCGAAAATTTGTCCGGTGTTTCTACGGGAATGACATCAAAAGTTACACGCACTCGCGTTACCGTGTAGACCTACTTTCCTGCACTTGCAAGATCACAGTGGTGTAACCGTAACAGGAATTTATTCTCTGGACCGGCAGTAAATCCCTGAGTGGCGTGGTTCCCATATCAATTTCCCGCCAGGCAGCCTCCATTGCCAGCGTACAGGCTGGAGCCATGACCTGCCCTTTAAATCTGGCCCGACCATCCCACCGGACGTGTTCTTCTCCCCTGAACTTAGGTACAGTCATCTCCAGTGGCACAAAAGTGTCAGCGCCATGATTTTTGACCGTTATCGCGCTACGGATATTTTGTTGACTGGTGAAAATCACCCCGCAGAATCAGGCTTATTCCCTTAACCCGGGCTTTCATCCTGACCGCCGCCTCACTACGGCCAATCAGACTGCCGATGCATTTTACCTTCATTGTTAGTATCATGATTTCAGGCCTGCACCATCCACTCATTGCCCGGACTTCCGACAAATCCCGGCAACCATATCCCGGTGCTTGTTCAGCTCCCGCAGCGCGGCGCAGACTCGCTCCCACTTCTGGACATGATTCTTCGCCCTACGCAGTTCGCGATTTGCCATATGCAGCGATGGCAAAATCAAATCATCTTCTCGCGTTGCAGTAAACGATGGCAGCGACTGCACAATGTCCGCCACAGTTTCTGTTTTAATATCTTCCTGTGTTGCATCTTTCTGTACCGGTAACGCAACACCGGCTGGCTGAGGAAAGGCTTTACCATCGGTTTCCGCTACCGATTCAACTTTCGGCTCTGCTGGTAAATTATCACCTGGTATGCAGTAACGAAATTTACCGTTCTGGTTTACGCGAATCAGACGACCTTTGCTGATTGCCATTGCCAGCGTTGAAGCAACTTTGCGGGATGTTGTACCGAACAGCGTAGCCAGTTCATCCGCCGTTTGTGGTCCGCGTTGTTCAATCGTCGCGGTTAAATCGCACTCTGAGATTTTCGCTACTGTTGCCGTGGTGGTTTCTTCCGGCTGTTCTTCTGGCGCTGGCTGTTCCTGCTGAACGTTGTTATCAGCCACACGCCAGGTGTACGCGCTTTTATCAACAAAACCAGCCTTTTTCAGTTCCCACAGCTCGTTCAGCACTTCTTCACGACTGATATCAAGTCGCGCAGCCAGCTCTACCGACGAGGCTTTTCCCATCGCTTTCAGTGCGTCAAAAACAGTCTCCATTAAAATTTCCTCCCGGTAAAAATTACTTCTCAACTCAAACAAAACCAGCCGTTTTCCGGCGTTCATACTCCTGTTTCAGCAACTCAATTGGCGTTGGTCCCGACGGGCGTTTTGGTGCCGCCAGCTGTCGCCGGACTGGCGGAATGCTCAGGCCGTTACCAACATGCTTTGCCCATTTCGTCAGTTGCCGTTCTGCAAGCCGTTTTAACTCCCCTTCGGTCATCTGGCGCTCAATCCCCTTTGAACGCATCTCGAGGCAAATGTGATACAGCACAGGCTGAGACCACGGGTATTTATCGCTTCCGTCGTATCGCCAGGACTCGTTGCGCCAGCGGCGGTACTCCTCCATCACAGCATCCACCGTCAGACCGAATGGATTGGCTCCGCTTTCCGAAATCAGCGCCACAAACTCAGCCAGGTCCGGAGGCCATGTTTCACCCGCCCGGCAGCGGTCCATGCACTGGCGGCAGACCTGCCGGATTTGCTGCTCAGTCATCGCGCCAATCTGTGCAATCCAGAGCTTCGATGGTGCGGCCCCGTTCTTCCGGGTCCAGCGGTTCGAATAAACCTCCCCCATGAGTTCCCACAGCTTCCACGCCGTTTCCGTCGCTGATAAATCCGTTTTCACGTTCCCACTGCTCACGTGCTGCCCGAATTTCCTGAACTGCCCGTGATGCGGTGCCACCTGGTGCTGCTGCATAGTTTGCCCCCTTGCTGACTGGTTTAACCTGCGCCCTGACGTGATTTACGTGACGGGCGAATTTCTGCTCCCACTGAACCTGCGTGAAAACTTTCCCCTCCGCTGCCCAGTAGTCCCGGAAGGCGGCAAGTTCAGCTGGTGTCAATTCCGGCTCTGGCAGAGCCATCCCCCACAACGCAGCCCGTCGTCGAAAATCCCGTGACGGATGCCAGTCATCGGTCATCGGAAATTTTCCGATGGGTTCGCTCAGGCCGTACAGATATTCGGGCTCCGTTGTCTGCGATGGCGCACAATTCGACTCACTGGTCGGAGCACTCTCGCGCACGCGCGCGTTATGTGTGGGGTTTATATATCTGTTATCTGTTATCTGGATACCGCATGACAAAGCGTTAGCCTTATCCTTAGGCTTATCCTCAGGCAAAGGGATTGCCTTATCGAATGCCATCCCCAAAGCTTCAGAAACCCCGTAGGACGCCGCTCTCAGCGATTCCCTTGCCTCCCATTTGAGAGGGCAATCAGGAATTAAAGCAAATGCCTTTGCCCAGGATTTAATGACATTTATCGAGTTTGGCGGATTGTGTTTCGCAGCATTCGGGAGCCAAAAAACTCTGGCTTTGATATCTGCTTTCACCATGCCAAGATTCATGGCTTCGCCTAAGGCTAAGTCAAAGGCTTCGATATCCCACCCCAACTCTTCAGCCATTGCTGCCCGCCCGGCTTTAAACAACCCAGGAATAATCCCGGTAAATGGACTGGTCAGCAGATAAATAAACAAACTCTGTCCACTTGGAGGCAGAGGAGATAACGCCCTAAATTTGGGATCATCCCATATCGTTATTTTTACCTTGCGATAAGGCTCATTGTTTGCCTTAGTTTTTGGCATGGGATTTGGCATGTTTTTAGCCTTAACCATAATTGCCTCATCTGGTGTCGAACCTTCCTCCGGATATAATCTGTGATTCCCCAAGCAACAGAACCAAAGGAGGTTCGACATGTCTTTAATGGCTGTTTGCCAAAAAATTAAAAATCACATGCGCACTGTGTACAAAATTAACCAGCACGACCACGACATGGTTAACCTGGTAACATGCAGGGCTATAGTTCTCACCCGCTTCCACCTGATTCTTACAAATCACTCACGGGATTCTCTCCTGAGCCCCAGTAGCTATGATTCGCTGGCGAGATTGCTATACCAGGCAAGTGAAAAACGTATTACTGATCCCTTATCTGTTTCCCCTGTCCTTGCTCTTCACATTCTGGAAGACGCTCTCTATGACCCCCATCAGGAATGCGACTATCAATTTCTTGAAGCTGAGAAATCAATGAGAGAATGGTTCGTTGAATATCGCGAACGGCAGCAAAAGTTATCCTCAGAGTATTCAGAACTTCCGCAACTTCGCTGGAGTGATCTTCCGAACGAATTATTTGCTCTGACCCCAGAAAATTAATTCTTGGGGATAAATCGTCCATAACTGAACGCAGGCTAAGTTCTGCGCTCTGAAGCTTCCGAACCGAAGTTTCTGTACCCCAACCCGCAATTTCTGCATTTTTTGCAAGTTTCAGGATCCAGTCTCGTAGTTCGCCGGGAGTAAGATTTCCAGCATTGATAAACGGTTTGATTTTCATTGTTAGTTACCCTATTCACTTAATGAACAACAACAGAATCGCCGGACGAACCGCCGCCGCTGAAATGTGCTTTCCGGTAAACGGCCTGGACTGCATCATCATGCGCATCAATTGCCGTACTCAACGCTTCCTGCGCCGCCAGTAATGCACGGCGTTCCAGGGTATCGAAGATGCAGAGTCGGTGACGCAGCTCGCGCGGAAGAATTGCCAGAACCGCAGGGATCAGTTTCTGAATTTTTTCCCTTTGCGCTTTCGTTTCACCTTTCAACCAACGGTGATAGATATTCTGCTGATTGTTCCAGTCCTTGCCTGGTACCAGGGGCAATTCGCCGCCCCCCTGGCGCAGATATTCTTCAGTAATTGCATTGGCTACCCATGCCTGCCCTTTTTCAGCGGCCAGGGCTAACAGCACTGATTCAATGTGCTCATGCCTGATTTTCATGAATCAACTCCTGTGCATTTTGTGTGTTAGCTTTACATCCAACAGGTAAACCATCGGTCGGATTCGGGTAGATATCAGGCCGAAGTTCATGAGGTGTAACCTCGAAATTCGTAGCCTCCGCGATACGCAATACCTTTTCGGGGCTTAACTGACTACGGCCAGTAGCTACGAGGCTAATCATCGATTGCGAACAACCAGCGAGTACGGCCAAACAAGACTGTCGTACACGATTTTTTTTCAAATATTCATCTAATGTCATAAGGGTCACCTTAGTAATGCCTGTCAAAATATTAACTATATTAATTTAAATTATCAATGCCTATATCAGTTTGAGTTTATGAGTTGTGTTCATAAGATGGTGGTATGAGAAGAAAACGCGAAGAAATCGCATCGCCAGAAGCTACGCAGCGTCTGCGCGCAGTCTGGGATGCCAAAAAAAGAGAGCTCAAACTGACTCAGGAGCTTGCTGCTGAGCTAATGGGCTTTGAGACTCAATCCACAGTTAGCCACTATCTCAACGGAAAGGCTCCACTAAACACTGATGCAGCATTAAAATTCGCTGTATTACTAAGAGTTAAGCCTGAAGAGTTGAGGCCTGATTTAGCTGATCTGATGAATTACGTCCGTTCCTCAGGAACTTATGACGAAAGTTTCGAAGGCGAAGGTTGGCGGATGGTTAACAAGCAACAAGCTGATTTACTGGATCTTTTTGAAATCCTTCCCGAATCAGAAAAAGCAAAACTAATCGAAAGGCTTAAAGGTCAAAATGAACTCTACAAAGAAGCGTTTGAAAAGATGCTGGCAGCTCAGAAACGCATGAAGAAATAGCTCCCGTAACCTCGTAACTAAACCGCCATTTTTGGCGGTTTTTTTGTCCCCTCAGCTCCCTCACCTTACTTTTTTATCAAAAAAAACACTAAAAATTTCATTACGATAGTACATTTTTATCAACAAAATGCATATTTGTGTTGATTACTCATATGAATATAACTAATATTATTGCAGAAGCAGCACGGCGCTGTAGGTTTTAGTTCCGCCACCCGGCGTTAAGGGGAGATATAAGATGACATTTACTCAGGGTATTGACCCGCTAGAAACTAATAATGCTGTATTTTGTCTGGCGTATGAATTGTCTGTACAGGCATCAACAATGGCAAAGGAAAGAGAGCTAACTCCAAGGCAGGCACGTCTCGCACTGGAACTCGCCAGCCGGGTATCAGTAGCAAAAAAAATCGCACCAGCCGTAATGGCACAAAACCTGGCTGATGCAATTACAGATCTCAGGTCACTACAACCATACAATTATCATGTCGAAGAGGCATTAGAAAAATTAATCGCTGCTGCCGACGCCATCGTTGATGAACTGTAATAATTGATATGCGGGAGAATTTCTATTCCTGAGAGATGCATTTTTCACGCCCGGGCAACGCCCCGCAATTGCCAGATTCAGTTTTTCACGCTGCTCTGGCGTAAGAAGTTTAACAAGTTCTTCAAGAACAAGCGCGGTAGCCTCTAATCTGGCGGAAAGATAATCAATATTTTTGTGTTGAGATTGAATAGGCATAAGCAATTCCTTACTGGTTGTGTGAGAACTCCAGTATACCACCGAGCCTGAAGTGGTAAAAAGACAGGCATACAACACGAAGGCGCACTTCCGATATTCATAAAGAGTCTGTCTTGTCTGTGAAATTTAAATGGTGGGAGTGCGCCTCCGGTTGTAAATAACGACATTGCTGTGTGTAGTCTTGGCGGCATCATTTTTTTTCTTGAAGTTCGGCTGATGTCCGCCCTTTTTAAAGTGAATTTTGTGATGCGGTGAATGCGGCTAAGCGCACGCGGAACAGTTAAAAGCATCTGTGTTATGGGTGGATTATCCGGCGTTAATTGTTAACTGGTTAACGTCACCTGGAGGCACCAGGCATCGCATCGACAAAATTCACTTCGGTGATGAAAGGTGAGAGAAAATGTTGAATGTAGCTATTGAAAACCAGAACGGGTGGAATTATAGTGCACCTGCACCTTATAAAACGGGTGCCGGGCGTGGAAACCCGATGATGATTACCGCGCATAACCGCGCTCAGGCGGTTTTTTTATGCGTAATGCACAGCCACATTCAGATTATGGTGGGGCGTGCAGGGCAGCCGCAAAGCTGGCCGGTTTCGGTAGTCGCCGGTATTTCCACCCCTGTACGTCTCACCACCCTTATGGTCGTGGAAAACCTTGGTGGTGAGTTATTTAAACTGACTATCGAGGCTGTCATTATGACTACTATCCCTACCCTTTCTCACCCTGACGTAACCATCGAAAACGGTCGCGCTGTAACTACATCCATTGCGATCGCAGAGTTTTTTGGCAAGCAACATCATCATGTTGTCCAAAAAATAGAATCCCTCGAATGCTCTGAATATTTTTTAACCAGCAACTTTTCGCGGGTTAAATTCGAACATCGCGGCAATTCCTATAATGCCTACCAGATCACCAAAAACGGCTTCGTTTTCCTGGTGATGGGCTTCACTGGCAAAAAAGCCGCTGCATTCAAAGAGGCCTACATCGCTGAGTTCGACCGCATGGAAGCAGAACTACGCCAGAATAATACCACTCCCACAAACAAAATCATTCCGGGCGATGGGCGCACTCTGGTTGTTCGCTTCGACAAATTCGGCAACGTCGAATTCACTGAAACCGTTCCTGATGACGCTCTCGTCTGTACCCTAGACACTTTCCGCCTTTATCTGGAGAAACAGGGCTGGACTCTTGTAAACCGAAGCGCAATTAAAAACATGACCGTCGAGCAGTTGCTGAGTATTAAATAGTTTTCTGGAATTTTCTTAATACGACAAATTTATTAAGGAGATAATTATGATTGCTCATCACTTCGGAACCGATGAAATACCACGCCAGTGCGTGACTCCTGGCGATTATGTTCTTCATGAAGGCCGGACATATATTGCCTCGGCAAACAATATTAAAAAGCGAAAACTTTATATTCGTAGCCTAACTACAAAAACATGCATTACTGACTGCATGATTAAAGTCTTCCTCGGTCGTGATGGTTTACCTGTAAAGGCGGAGTCATGGTGACGACTAAGAAAATAAAATGTGCTTACCACCTTTGCAAAAAAGACGTTGAAGAAAGCAAAACTATAGAAAGAATGCTTCACTTCATGCACGGGACTTTATCAAAAGACGAACCGAGAAAATATTGCAGTGAAGCTTGTGCCGAAAAAGACCAGATGGCACACGAACTTTAATTAATTGACTATTCGAAACTGAATTTATGCCAGAAATGGCAGGGATTCGCTCAACCTTAATTCAGGAGAAAAACATGATTACCAATTATGAAACCACTGTTGTAACTACCGATGACATTGTTCACGAGGTGAATCTGGAAGGAAAGCGCATTGGCTACGTAATTAAAACAAAAAATAAAGAAACCCCATTCACTGTGGTTGATATCGATGGTCCATCAGGCAACGTAAAAACACTTGATGAAGGTGTCACAAAAATGTGCCTGGTTCACATCGGAAAGAATCTGCCCGCAGAAAAAAAAGCCGGATTTCTGGCAACTCTGATTGCAATGAAATTAAACGGTGAAATCTGAAAGAAATAGCCTGCGTATGGCGCAGGCTATGAACAGTGTGTATCCGGCAAGATCATTCACTGAACAAAACGAATTTTAATCTGAGTTGAGGTTAAAAAACAATGAGCACAAAACCACTCTTCCTTTTACGGAAAGCGAAAAAATCATCCGGTGAGCCTGACGTCGTCCTGTGGGCAAGCGACGATTTTGAATCAACCTGTGCCACTCTGGACTACCTGATCGTTAAGTCAGGTAAAAAACTGAGCAACTATTTTAAAGCTGTTGCCACGAATTTTCCTGTCGTTAATGACCTGCCCCCTGAAGGTGAGATCGATTTTACCTGGAGTGAACGCTATCAACTCAGCAAAGACTCCATGACCTGGGAACTAAAACCGGGAGCAGCACCAGACGACGTTCACCACCAGGATAATGCTCAGGAAACCAAAGAACTGGCGGGAGGCCTGGAAGAAAACGCGCAGGCAGACGCCCACGGGGATTGCCAGGATTGCGAAGTCTCTGTAGCCACTTTGCGGTTCACACAGCGTCTTCTGCACATTTTTACGTATGCGGCCGGGGATCGGAAATACCTGCATCATGCCACCCGTAAACAACGCGAACACATTACCGCTCTTGAGATGGATCAGGAAAACAGCTATGTCCAGAATCTGCTGTTGGCCATACGCGGCATGGCAGAACCGACAACTCTGGATAATGCCGCCCTGCTCCGCCTGACTGATGCAATTAAGGCAGTTTTCTCTATCACGAAAAAACATCAGCCCTATGAATTTAAGAATTTCATTTCAGCCTGGCTGGACACCGAACACATTGATCGCGGTCTTCTAACAAAAGAATGGCGAAAAGGGAATCGTGTTTCACGCATCACTCGCACAGATTCCGGTGCTAATGCAGGCGGCGGGAACCTTACCGATCGCGGCGAAGGTTTCGTTCATGATCAGGCGTCGCTGGCCCGCGACGTAGCCACTGGCATTCTGGCCCGTTCAATGGACGTGGACATCTATAACCTTCATCCGGCACACGCTAAACGCATTGAGGAAATTATCGCTGAAAATAAACCGCCCTTTTCTGTTTTCCGCGACAAATTCATCACCATGCCTGGCGGGCTGGATTATTCCCGCGCCATCGTGGTTGCGTCCGTGAAAGAAGCACCAATTGGGATCGAGGTCATCCCCGCGCACGTCACTGAATATCTGAACAAAGTACTGACTGAAACTGATCATGCCAACCCTGATCCGGAAATCGTGGATATTGCCTGCGGTCGTTCCTCTGCCCCGATGCCGCAGCGTGTAACAGAAGAAGAAAAACAGGATGATGAAGAAAAACCGCAACCATATTGCGCAATGGCAGATGAACAGGCAACGGCTGAAACAGTGGAACCGGATGCAACTGAACATCATCAGGACACGCAGCCGCTGGATGCTCAGTCACAGGTAAATTCTGTTGATGAAAAATATCAGAAACTGCGGGCAGAACTCCATGAAACACGGAAAAACATTCCGCCCAAAAATCCTGTCGATGCAGACAAATTACTGGCTGCTTCGCGTGGTGAGTTCGTTGAAGGGATTAGCGACCCGAACGATCCGAAATGGGTAAAGGGGATCCAGACTCGCGACTCTGTGTACCAGAACCAGCCAGAAACGGAACAAAACACGCCAGAAACTGTAAAAACCAGCCCGGATGTGAAACAACCTGAACCAGTAGTGCAACAGAAACCGGAAATAGTCTGCAATGCCTGCGGTCAGACTGGCGGGGATAACTGCCCTGACTGTGGTGCGGTGATGGGCGACGCAACATACCAGGAAACATTCGATGAAGAGAATCAGGTTGAAGCTAAGGAAAATGATCCGGAGGAAATGGAAGGCGCTGAACATCCGCACAAGGAGAACGCTGGCAACCATCCGCATCACGATTGCAGTGATGAAACTGGTGAAGCGTCAGCTCATGTAGCAACTGAAATCATGTGGCCGTCATATTTCGAGCCTGGCCGCTATGAAAACCTCCCGAACGAGGTTTATCACTCCGCCAACGGAATAAGCAGCACAATGCTGAAGGATGCCCGCATCAGTCTGATGTATTACCACGGGCGGCACATTGCCGGAACTATTCCGAACGAGGAAAGTGATGCATTGCTGCGTGGGCGGATCATTCACAGCTATGTTCTGGAAACGGATAAATTCGCTGATGAATATGCCATTCCGGTACCGGTTCCTGAATATGTGGTTACTACTTCTAACGAACTGATCACCATCATTAAAAAACACAATGCCAGTCTGCCATCACTGATGACACCAGAGCAGATGAAAGAGTGGATCGAAAGCTACAACAGCACTCTTATACAGCCACTGTCAGTAAGCGCTGGGGCCGAAGAAACAGGCATCCTTTACGGTTCGCTTCCGGAGGAATTTCGGCGTATTCCTGAGGGGGAAAAACACACAGCATCAGCAATGAAAGCCTGTATTAAAGAATACAACGCAAGCCTCCCTCCTCTGCTGAAAACCAGTGGAACACGGGAGCAGCTTCTGGAGCAAATTGAAACTGTAGATCCAGAACTGGCAAAAAAAGAACGTGCTAAATCGTTGCCTTACAACATCAGTGGCACAAAAGAGCAATTAACCGAAATCGCCCGGAAAATTCGCCCGAAACTGGTAACACTGGAGGACTGGCAAAAACGCCAGCAAGAAGAAAATGCAGGAAAAACGTTTATCAGTCCAGATATGTATGAACAGGCAAAAAATATTCACGCGGCACTGCAAAACAATACTGACGCGGCAAGACTACTCAACCACCCGGATCGCAAATCTGAAATCAGCTATTTCGGGTTTGATGAAGAAACCGGGCTGGAAATCAGGGTCCGTCCTGATATCGAAATCCGGCTGCAATACGAAAGCATTTGCGCCGACGTGAAGTCAGTCAGCCTCGGTTATGTGCGACAGGAACGACTGAAAGATCGCCTGCACCGTGAAATTATTGAGCGTGATTATCACCTCAGCGCCGCAATGTATTGTGATGTGGCAAACCTGGACAAATTTTTCTGGATCTTCGTCAACAAAGATGTTGGCTATCACTGGGTGGCAGTCGTGGAAGCCTCGCAGGAACTCCTGGAACTTGGTCGACAGGAATATCGCCGGACGCTACGCCAGATAAACGAAGCCCTAGAGACAAACAACTGGCCAGCACCGATTACCGAAAGTTATACCGACGAATTAAACGACTTTGATCTTCGTCGTCTTGAAGCACTGCATCTGGCTTAATGGAGAACCTGACCATGCAAAATACCAATATCATCACGACAGAGCAGACACCAAATACCATTTCTGCCAGTAACACTATTTTTAACGTTCAGGCGTTGACGCAACTTCAGGAAGTAGCCGGGTTGATGTCACAGGCCACCGTCACAGTTCCCGATCACCTTCGAGGAAAACCTGCCGACTGCATGGCAATCATCATGCAAGCCATGCAATGGGGCATGAACCCCTACGCTGTGGCTCAGAAAACACACCTGGTAAACGGAGTTCTGGGTTATGAAGCACAACTTGTTAACGCTGTGATCTCTAGCTCAAGTGCAATTGTAGGCCGCTTCCATTACAAGTACGAGGGAGACTGGGAGAAATGCTCTCGCACCCGAGTGGAGACCGTTAAGAAAACGGCCAAAGGAGGCGGAATCTATGAGAAAAAAGAAACGATCCCATGTTGGACCAGTGAAGATGAGTATGGTCTATCAGTTCGAGTTGGTGCAGTTCTTCGCGGTGAAAGTGAGATTACCTGGGGAGAACCGGTGTTTCTTTCCAGCGTGATTACGCGTAATTCTCCTTTATGGACCTCAAACCCGAAACAACAGCTCGCCTATCTGGCGTTGAAATACTGGGCTCGCCTTTATTGTCCTGACGTCATCCTGGGCGTGTATACCCCGGACGAACTGGAAGAGCCACAGGAAAAAATCATCAATCCTGTGCCGGTACAGAATTATAGAGAGGTAAGCGAGCAGCGAACAGAAACCATCGAACAGCGTATTGACGAAGCGTGGATTGATGAATTCCGGCAGCGTGTCGAAAGCGCGGCCACGACTGAGGAAACCACTGCATTACGCCAAGAGATAGAGGATCAGAAAAACCAGATCGGCGAATTCTTTGCCGAGCTTAAAGGAAAAGTGGTTCGGCGTCATCACCGTCTCAATGCTATTGCCAGTATCGAGAAGATGATAAATGACCTGCCTTCATCAGGTGATCCAGAAGCAGAACAAAAATTTACTGCTCTGGAAAATACGCTGAATGCTGCTCGACCACATCTGGGTGAATTATATGAGGCGTATAAAACGACACTGACAGATATGAAACCAAAATATATCGACTCCTAATATTGACTTTGGCGGTGTAGCCTCACCGCCATCACAAAATTTTATCATATGAGAGAAAAGACAATGCGGTATGAAAAAGTCAAACCATGTCCGTTTTGTGGTTGTCCATCAGTAACGGTTAAAGCTATTTCAGGATATTACCGAGCGAAGTGTAACGGATGCGAATCCCGAACCGGTTATGGTGGAAGTGAAAAAGAAGCACTCGAAAGATGGAATAAACGAACCACTGGAAATGATAATGGAGGTGTTCATGTATAAAATTACCGCCACTATTGAAAAGGAAGGTGGCACTCCTACTAACTGGACAAGATATTCAAAATCTAAACTAACGAAATCAGAATGCGAAAAAATGCTCTCAGGTAAAAAAGAAGCAGGCGTTTCCAGAGAGCAGAAAGTAAAACTGATAAATTTTAATTGCGAGAAACTTCTGTCCTCGTGAGTTGCATTGTATTCAAATTAAAACTTCATAGCTGATTATTAATAATCAACGTCGGGCGTCAATTTCAGTCTAATATTGTCGCCCGCCAGAGGTGATGCGATGGCACAAGTGATTTTTAATGAAGAGTGGATGGTTGAATACGGTCTGATGCTTCGTACTGGTCTGGGGGCCAGACAAATTGAAGCATACCGTCAGAATTGCTGGGTGGAAGGCTTTCACTTCAAACGAGTATCTCCTTTAGGTAAGCCAGACAGCAAGCGAGGGATTATCTGGTACAACTATCCAAAGATAAATCAGTTTATCAAAGACTCATGATATGTCTAAATTACCAACAGGTGTCGAGATTCGAGGTAAATACATTCGCATCTGGTTCATGTTTCGAGGAAAACGATGTCGGGAAACATTGAAAGGCTGGGAGGTTACTAACAGTAACATTAAAAAGGCCGGGAATTTAAGAGCGTTGATAGTTCATGAAATCAACTCCGGTGAATTTGAGTATTTAAGACGTTTTCCCCAGTCCAGCACTGGGGCAAAAATGGTGACAACGAGGGTCATAAAAACGTTCGGGGAGCTTTGTGATATCTGGACAAAAATTAAAGAGACAGAGTTAACAACAAACACAATGAAGAAAACGAAATCACAATTAAAAACACTCAGAATAATAATTTGTGAGAGTACCCCGATATCACATATTCGTTATAGCGATATCTTAAACTACCGAAATGAACTGCTGCATGGAGAAACGCTTTACCTGGATAATCCAAGATCCAACAAAAAAGGAAGAACCGTGCGCACAGTTGATAACTATATCGCCCTGCTCTGTTCGTTGTTACGTTTTGCGTATCAGTCGGGATTTATATCAACCAAACCATTTGAAGGAGTAAAAAAATTACAGCGAAACAAAATAAAGCCTGACCCGTTATCTAAAACAGAATTCAATGCATTAATGGAAAGTGAAAAAGGACAGAGCCAAAACTTGTGGAAATTTGCCGTTTACTCCGGGCTTCGTCACGGGGAACTGGCAGCTCTGGCGTGGGAGGATGTGGATTTCGAGAAAGGAATTGTGAATGTCAGAAGAAACCTGACGATACTTGATATGTTCGGTCCCCCAAAAACAAATGCCGGGATCCGGACGGTAACATTACTGCAGCCGGCTCTTGAAGCACTGAAGGAGCAATACAAACTGACCGGGCATCATCGCAAAATCGAAATCACTTTTTATCATCGGGAGTACGGCAGAACCGAAAAGCAAAAACTGCATTTTGTTTTCATGCCCAGGGTGTGTAACGGAAAACAGAAACCTTATTACTCGGTAAGCAGTTTGGGTGCGAGATGGAATGCAGCAGTAAAACGTGCTGGTATTCGCCGCCGTAATCCGTACCATACGCGACATACTTTTGCCTGCTGGCTGTTGACGGCAGGAGCGAACCCGGCATTTATAGCCAGCCAGATGGGGCATGAAACTGCGCAAATGGTGTATGAAATTTACGGTATGTGGATTGATGACATGAACGACGAACAGGTAGCTATGTTGAATGCGCGGTTATCGTAG